GCCATAGATATTAACAGGGGCGATATAAAGATTCCAGAGCACAAGCTCAATGCTATACGTAACAACCCTAAAGATCAAAAAATGGTTGCCCTGTTTTTCAACAGTATGTTTTCTAGTTACGACATAACACCTGCCGACGAAAATAACTTTGCGTATCAATTACCTGATAACTCAGAGCCATACAATATTGATCTACTCAATATATATTTATTAGGCATAATGAAAGAACATCTAACAGAAAAGCAATATGAGGTAGTAAGATTATTCTACGGTTTAGACTGTAAAAAACATTCTGCCAAGGAGATTGCAAAGCACATAAGTCTCACAGTTCCAACGGCTAATGTTATTGTGTCTCAAATAAAGAAGGAAGCAATCGACCATCTAATCGCTAACGTCGATGCAGCGCAAGTGATTGATTACCTTTAAGTTATGCTCAAAATACGTAATTATATTAATAACAAATACAAGTAAAGCAAATGAAAAAAGAACAAACAGGAAATCTACAATTGAAATTAGCCATGATCCAAAAGGATATGAAAGCTAAAAAATCCAGGTACAACGGCTTTGGTAAATATTACTATCGAGCAGCTGAAGATATACTTGAAGCGGTTAAACCATTTTGTGTTCAACATAATGTGACCGTAACAATAGACGAGGAGATGATTAGCATTGACCCACCTATTATAAGGTCAACAGCAAGTATACTAGATGCCGAGTCTGACTCTGCTATACGTACTTCTGCGATCGTTGGCGTTGATCTACTATCTAAGGGAATGTCTATGCCACAAAAATACGGTGCAGCTTCTAGTTATGGTAAAAAGTATGCCTTAGGTAACTTATTCCTTATCGATGATACAGCAGACGCAGATGCATCTAATGATCACTCGGGTAAGACTGAAAAAGTTACACTAACATCCAAGAAAGACCCTTTATATGCTAAAGCGCTTAAGTTTGTTGAAGGCGGAGGCGATGTAAAAGCTATAACGACTAAGTACAGCGTTTCTAAGGAAATACAAAAAGAGCTAGAAGCAGCTAAACCTATGAAAAGTGAAACACTATAATGACAGAAACCGAACAAAGTAAAGTAGTAGAACTACTTAGAATTGATGAGGAATATTATAGCGGAGTAGGTAGGCAATATAGATCTAACTCAGATATATATAAGCTACTTAATGACCCGGAACAGTTTGGAAAGCCGGTTGAGCAGAATATCAATTTCATTATTGGCGGTTATGTTCACACGGCTATTCTCGAGCCGGATAAACTAGAAGCTAATTATCCTATATCAGAAGGATCAACCAGGTTAACTAAAATATATAAAGCCGATGTTGCAGCTAACGACGGCAAGATGATGATACTGCGTAAAGAAGTCGATAAGTGTAACCTAATGATTAACAAAATTAAAAACAATTCAGTATGTCAATCTCTATTAACCGGTCAAGACGTTATATACGAAGAACCTGGAATCAAAAATATTAACGGAACCTGGTGGAAAGGTAAAGCCGATTGTATCAACAAAGATCAAGGGCTACTAGTAGATATAAAAACCACAGGAGATATAAACGGATTCAGGAAAAGCGCTAATACATACAACTATGACAGTCAAGCGTACATATATAGACGCATATTTGGGCACGAATTAGTTTTCCTTGTAATATGTAAGAAGACACATCAAATAGGCATATATGATTGCTCTGATGAGTTCTACGAGAGAGGTGGCTACAAAGTTAAAATGGCAATGGAGCAGTATGAGAAGCTAATAGAAGATCCGCTGTTTGATATTAAAGATTATGTTAAAACCGAGACATTATAACTCTTACAGTCTGAACACGAATAAAAAATGATAATATGAATGTAAAACAATTAATAACTAAATTTAATCCAATGAGAAAATCAAAAAGAACCTGCTCTGTAACAGGTATGAAAACTACAGCGAACAATTTTTACACTAACCAAACCCATGTAAAAGCCGTTGATAACATTCGACGAAACACGGGAGCAACGAAAGAACAATTAACTAACATGTTTAACCAATTACAAGCGTACTAATTATGGCAAGTATTATAAAAGCGAATATAGATCTAAATAAAATTCCAAAGGATAAGATCTACAAAGGAAAGAAGGGTAGCTATTTACCAATAGTTATTACAATTAATGACGAACTAGACCAGTATAACAATCAAGGTCCTGTTATCGTGGAACAAACTAAAGAAGAACGTGATGCGAAAGTTGACAAAGTTTATTTAGGAAACGTACAAGTTGTATGGAGTAACGGTACTAATGTAGACGCCGCACCAAGAGGTGACGGACAACAGCAAGCACCAGCACCGGCAGCAGCGGCAGATGACGATCTACCATTTTAATGGATCAATGCGAAATGTGCGGAGAGGTCATGACTAAGTGTGACTTTGATTATTGCGATATATGCCCCGAGTGCTTAGACGGATAATAACAATTAAATTAAATAAAGACAATGGAGATCAACGGATTTGCGATTGACGAGTTCAATCAACATAAGCTTGAAGAAGGAAAGAAGCAGGGTATATGCCCTGTTTGTTCCCCTGATAGAAAACCTAAGAATGTAAAAGCAAAGTGTGCTTCTTACGATTGGGAACGTGGTCTCGGTACTTGTCATAACTGTAATAAATCATTTCAATTGCATACCTACAAACGTAAAGGCAAGGCTGAAAAAGTATATTCAAAGCCAGAACCTATTGCTATACGTGCTGAGCCCGGTATGAAAGTTGAAGATTGGTTTAAAACAAGGGGAATTTCCAAACAGACCCTCACTGACTTACGAGTTACTGAGGGGCCTGAATGGATGCCACAAACCAGCAAGACCGAGAATGTAATAAAGTTTAATTACTTCATGGGTGGTGAATTAACAAACATCAAGTACCGCGATGGAAGAAAAAACTTTAAATTATATAAGGGAGCTGAGAAAGTATTTTATAATATAGATGCAACAGTTGGATTTGAATACTGTGTAATAGTCGAAGGCGAAATGGATGTGTTAGCACTACACGAAGCCGGCATAACAAACGCTATATCAGTACCAAATGGAGCAACTCTTAACAACAACAACCTTGATTATCTTGATAATTGTATTGATTATTTTGAAGACAAAGAGAAGATCATATTAGCTGTTGACACAGATGATGCTGGACTAGCTTTACAAACAGAATTAATAAGAAGACTAGGATCTGAAGTTTGTTTTATAACAACCTTTGAAGACTGTAAAGATGCTAATGAATATCTACAGAAGTATGGAAAAGAAAAACTATCAGAGCGTATTACGGGAGCAAACCCTGTACCAATGGAGAACGTTACGACGTTTAGGGATATCGAAGACGAAGTTACCGAGTTTGTACGCAATGGCTTTACTCCAGGATTTCAGGTTGGGCTTGAGGACTTTGATAATATCTTTTCAACTTATACCGGTCAATTTATTACTGTCACTGGTATTCCTTCTTCCGGCAAGAGTGATTTTGTGGACCAAATGGTTGTGGGATATAACCAACGTTACAATTGGAAAACAGCGTACGCTTCGCCTGAAAATGTACCGACCTTTTTACACGCCCACAAGCTAATGCGTAAGCATTGGCAAGGTATGCCTGAAAAAGAAGATATTGGAGGAGAGAAGTGGAATCAAATAGCAGATCACTGTAATGCAAATTACTTCCATATCGACATGGAAAGATATTCTTTAGATTCAATCTTAAAGAAAGGAGCAGAGCTTGTTAAGCGCAAAGGTATTAAATGTTTGGTGATAGATCCATTCAACAAGGTAAGAGACATAAATGCTGTAAGCGATGATGTCAATAGATATACCATGGATTATCTAACTAAGATAGAAGTCTTTGCTAAAAAGTATGACGTGCTTGTATTCGTTGTCGCTCACCCTACCAAGATGTATAAGAATCAAAAGACAGGCGAAATTGAAGAGCCTACAATGTATTCTATTAAAGGAGGAGGAGAATGGTACGATGCTAGTTATCACGGATTATTAGTGCATAGAAACTATGAGGCTAACACTGTTAAAGTAAAAGTACTTAAGTGTAAGTTTCAAAACCTCGGTACTAATGGGGCTGAATGCCACTTTACTTGGGATACAAAGAGTGGATGCTACCTCCCTCTAAGTAAACCCGAAGAAGAAAAAATGCCTTGGGAAAATGGCTAAGAAAAAAGCAAGTATGATGGGAGCTCACATTCCCAGTGAAGAAGAAGAGCAGGCTAGACGCTGGTGTATTAATAACAATATAAGAATATCACCATCGGCTGTAGGCGCCGGTACCCCAACAAGATGGGTGCTAGTGTTAGATTTAAACGGCAAGATAGTAAATGCTCCTGACCAAGTAAGCCGGACAGAAGTGTGGGTAAAAATGTACGAGTATTATATGTATTATTATAAAAAATCAAATCAATGATGACTAAAAAACAAATGGATTCCGACGATGCAATGCTAATCGAACAATTAAAAATGAAAACAAAAGAAGTAACATTCAGAGATCCAATTATTGAAAAAGTATGCGATCAACTAGTAAGCAGATCCGATGTGGGATATAAAAAGTATGGTGTAACTTTAGACGAAGATTCGCCGGACTTACAGAAGTGGTTACAACACTTGCAAGAAGAATTACTAGACGCAGCTAACTACGTGGAAAAACTAAAAAGCATATTACCTAAGCATGATTAATATTGAGGACAAATACAGAGAGCTTATGGCAGAAGTACTCGACAGAGGAGTTGCTAAAGAAGATAGAACTGGAACTGGAACGAGATCTGTGTTCGGAAGAACAATCAAGCATGATATGTCAATGGGCTTCCCTATACTTACAGGAAAGAAGATAAGCTTTAATGCTGCAAGAACTGAATTGCTGTGGATATTAAACGGCAGGACAGATCTAAAGTATCTTGAAGACAATGGGGTTAAATACTGGAGACCAGATTATGAACGCTCAGGTAGAACAGATGAAACGTTAGGCCCAGTATATGGCAAGCAATGGCGTGATTTTAAAGGTGTAGACCAGCTTAAAAACCTTGTTCATGCTATACGTGCTAATCCTGACAGTCGTCGTATGATGGTTTCAGCTTGGAATCCTGCTGATATGCCGGATATGGTTTTACCTCCTTGTCATTATGCTTTTCAGGTTTATGTAAATGATGGCGTTATAGATCTAATGTGGCAACAAAGATCCGCTGATATTTTTCTTGGCCTGCCGTACGATATTGCAATGTATGGCTTACTCTTAGAGATGTTGGCCAAAGGCTCTGATTTGAAGCCTGGACAGCTAATAGGACAGCTTGGAGACTGTCATTTGTACAACAATCATTTGGATCAAGCCAGAGAATACTTAAATAGGCCTAACAGAGCATTACCTAAGCTCGAATTAGAAAGAGGGCTAAGTTATAATCTACTAGGCGGATTAAATATCCCAGAAGATTTTGAAATTAAATTATTAATCTACAACCCTTACCCGGCAATAAAAGCGCCGCTGAGTGTTGGCAAATAAAAATAAATATGTATTATATTTATCACATACCTAATAAAAAGATCGGAGTTACACGTGATCTTAATAAGAGGGTTACGAAGGAGCAAGGCTATACTTCAGACGAATACGAGGTTCTATTTACAAGCGAAGATATAAATTATATATCTGATATGGAGATAGAACTTCAAAAGTCTTATGGCTATAAAGCGGACTTCAATAGTTACAAAATATTATCTAATCAATTTAATAAAAAAAATAATAAAATGTCAATAAACATTACAGACCAAACAGTAACTTTTCCAGTAGGAAAAACGGATTTAAAAGAATACCTTGCTAAAAGCACAGGGTTAAAACTGTCTATAGATGGCTCTAAGGTAACTCTTAATCAAAAAGAGCAAGACTGGATATTGAAAAATGCACGTACTTCACACTTTAGAAACTCAAGATCATACGTTTATAATAAAACGTTGTTATCATTCGTAGACGAGCTAAGGAAAGAAAAGCTGTTTAAAAAAGCTAAGGAGTCTAGTGCGGGTGACTTAGCAACTATATTTACTCCATCAAGTTTTGATCTGATACGCGAGTGGGCTGAAGAAAGAGGTATATACAAATTAGGTGATTCTAAAACACAATACGTAAAGCTCATGGAAGAAGCTGGTGAATTAGCTAAAGCGCTTCTAACCAAGAATAATCGCGAGATAGTTGACTCTATTGGTGATATGGTTGTTGTATTAACTAATCTAGCCAAGTTAGAAGGGTATGATATAGAGCACTGTATTGATGCCGCTTACGACGAGATCAAGAATAGAAAAGGATCTATGACTAACGGAACGTTTGCAAAAACCCTGTAAAATGAAAAAGTTTAAAAAGAGCTCAAAGAAAAGAGGTCCAGTAAGAGCAAAGAAGGTATCGTATGACGGTATCGACTTTGCCTCCGGGCTTGAGAAATATATGTGGGTTGCTTTAAAAAACGCAGGTATAAAATGCAAATACGAAGGTGAAACTTTTGTTTTATTAAATGGATTCCATTTTGATAACGAGGTTTATGAGAAACAAAGCAATGGCAAAGGGGATTTTAAAAACAGAGGTAACAAAAGAATATTACCTATCAAGTATACTCCTGATTTTATTGGCGATGATTTCATAATAGAAACCAAAGGCAGAGCAAACGAATCATTTCCAATGCGATGGAAACTATTCAAGCAGTTAGTTGTTAGTCAGTTCCCTGGCATAACATTATATAAACCTTCAAACCAAGTTACATGCGACGAGACAGTTCGAATAATCCTAGAGAAGCGAAAGCACTAGCGAGAAAAAAATACGTAGAACGCAAAATAGAAAAATGGTGGAAGTGGAGCTGGAATACAAGAGGCAAGATCAAGTATAAGGAATTAGTTAAACAACAAAATAAACATAATATAAAATGTACATGAAAGAAGATGACAACAAGCCAGGATGGCTGCTAGAAATAGGTAGATACCCAGGAATATTATTTGGATTTAGATCGTATGAAGAAAAAGATTTCGTAACTCACGTGCTATACGTGCCGTTTATCGACATAGCCTTTACAAAGTTTGTATGACAAACGACGAAATGAAAGTCCAGATGGAGACCATTAGTTTCTTTGTAGACGAAATACTTAGTGACTTTAATAGAGTCGATATGAGCGTTAAAAAAGCTGATATGCTAGCTCACATGGAATACTGGAGAGCAACATTACAAACAATTAAATACATGATGAAAGTAGATGGGATTACGAGATAAAAGAATACCTTACAAGCCGTTTGAATACCCTGAGTATTATACTGAGGGTTGGCTTAAACAAGCACAAGCATTTTGGTTACACACCGAAATATCGATGCAAAGTGATATTAAAGATTGGAACGAGAAGTTAGATGACAAAGAGAAAAACCTAGTGGGCAACATCCTGCTAGGCTTTGCTCAGACTGAATGCGCAGTATCTGACTATTGGACGCAGAATGTAGTAGGATGGTTTCCTAAATACGAAATACAACAAATGGCTATGATGTTTGGATCTCAGGAGACTGTACATGCTGTAGCTTACAGTTACTTAAACGAAACGCTAGGACTAGAAGATTATGAAGCATTTTTACATGAGCCTGCCACAGCCGATAGATTTGATAATTTGGTCGCTTATAGCGGTGATTCTAATATCGGTGTTGCGAAATCACTTGCGGTATTCAGCGCCTTCGCGGAAGGTGTTAGTTTATATTCTGCTTTTGCTGTCTTGTATTCTTTTCAGTTACGTAATTTACTTAAGGGAGTAGGGCAACAGATGAAGTGGTCAGTGAGAGATGAATCATTACACAGCAAGATGGGTTGTAAACTATTTCGCGATATGTGTGATGAAGACGATCAACTACTGCACTTATGTCGGGAAGACATAATAGAAGCTGCCGAAATAATGGTTAAGCTGGAGACAAAGTATATAGATAAGATGTTTGAAATGGGTGACATTGAAGGTATATCCGCAAACGATCTTAAACACTTTATAAAGAAAAGAACAAATGAAAAACTTGTGGAACTTGGTTACGTCGACCTGGGATCGTATTTTGCGTATGACCCCAATGCAGCGGGCAATCTTGATTGGTTTTACCATCTTACCGGGGGCGTTACCCATACTGATTTTTTCGCGCTTAGGTCGACAGATTACTCGAAAGCAGGTGAGGGAGAAGACTTTGAAGACATTTGGTAAACTAAAAAATAAATAAAATGAAAGAACAAACTTTAATGAATATGAAGCATGACATGGGCAAAATAGCCGAAGCTCTGCACAATAATATACAAAACATAGTACATATAAACACGTTAACTCAGGGCTTGTTAGAGACCATTAAATTGATGCCAGGGTACAAGGAAGCTATAGATAAATTATTAGAAAACCAAGCTAAACAACCAGACGTAGATGTGGAACAAAAATTGGATTAAAGGAGATGATTACCCTGAGTGGGGTGATACAGAAGTATATAAGAAAACTATATCAGGAGGATATTTATATGATGGAGAAACACCAAAAGAAGCATACCATAGGGTATCTAAAACAGTTGCTCGTAGGTTATACAAGCCGGAAATGGCGGAAACGTTCTTCCAATACATTTGGAATGGTTGGCTTTGCCTCGCTAGCCCAGTATTATCTAACACAGGTACTGATCGGGGTTTGCCTATTAGCTGTTTCGGGATTGATGTGGCTGATAGCATCCAAGATATAGGACAAAAGAATTTAGAAATGATGTTACTCGCTAAGCATGGCGGTGGAGTTGGCGTTGGTATTAATCAAATTAGACCCGCTGGCAGTAATATAACAGGTAATGGAACATCAGATGGAGTCGTACCCTTCGCTAAAATTTTTGACTCAACAATTCTCGCAACTAATCAAGGATCTGTCCGTCGCGGAGCTGCCTCAGTTAATATCAATATTGAACATGGAGATTTCGAACAGTGGCTTGAGATTAGAGAACCTAAAGGGGATGTCAACAGGCAGTCACTTAACCTTCATCAGTGCGCAATTGTTGGTGATAAATTTATGCGAAAACTTGAACAAGGAGATGCAGATGCAAGGACTCGATGGAGTAAACTACTTAGAAAGCGAAAAGCAACTGGAGAACCGTACATTATGTTTAAAGGGAATGTTAACAAAGCAAATCCAGAAGCATATAAAGAAAATGGATTAAAGGTTCACATGACTAATATATGTTCAGAGATTACATTACACACCGATGAAAGCCACAGTTTTGTATGTTGCTTATCATCATTAAACCTAGCTAAATATGAAGAGTGGAAAGATACTAACCTTATCTATGACGCCACGTTCTTTCTTGACGGAGTTATGGAGGAATTTATTCAAAGAGCCAAGGGGTTACGCGGATTCGAAAATGCTATACGATCTGCGCAGAAAGGGCGAGCATTGGGCTTGGGAGTCCTTGGATGGCATACGTATCTCCAAGAGAAAGGTATTCCTTTCGAAGGTTTATTATCTCAGTTTGAAACTAGGAAGATATTTTCGCAAATCAAAATTGAAAGCGAAAGAGCCTCTATGGATCTTGCTGAAATTTATGGAGAACCTTTATGGTGTGCTGGTACTGGTATGCGTAATACTCACTTGCGTGCTGTTGCTCCCACTGTTTCTAATAGCAAGCTTAGTGGAAATGTTTCTCCGGGAATAGAGCCATGGGCTGCTAATGTATTCACAGAGCAAAGCGCTAAAGGTACTTTTATTAGGAAAAACCTAACACTTGTTAAACTACTAGAAAAACATAACTTAAACAATGAAAAAACATGGAATAAGATATTGGCTGACGGTGGTTCAGTACAGGATATTGACGGGTTGGATGATATTACCGTTGGTGATCATAACATACCTGCCAAAGAAGTTTTTAAGACATTTAAAGAGATCAATCAGCTGGAACTCATTGCCCAGGCCGGATTAAGACAACAGTATGTAGATCAGTCTGTTAGTTTAAATCTTGCTTTTCCAGCGGAGGCAACTCCTAAATGGCTTAACAAAGTACACATGGAAGCTTGGAAGAAAGGTGTTAAAACCTTATACTATACAAGAACAGAAAGTGTGCTGCGAGGGGATATTGCCGCGTCCGCAATGGATGAGGATTGTCTCGCATGTGATGGATAGTAAGCATATATGTTTACAATATAAAACGCCAGTAAAATTAATTACTGGCGTTTTTTTATTCATTATAGTTTTTAAACATAAGCCGATACATTAGCTTATTCCAATAGCTTTTTAGTTTTTTCATAGGTTTATTTTTTTTTACAACTTCCTTTTGCGTTTTTCTTAGTTCCCGGTACTCGTTCGTATCCTTGCCAGCATTTAGCGGGAGACCCTATTATATATCCGTTATTACCCTTTATACCTAAACCTTGAGGCCCTATTCCTTTTGTTCTCATGACTTTTTGTTTTTACTGCAAAAGCTAGACGCTGCTCCAACGCTACCAAATCCCCATTTTTTTAAAGCCATTGCTTTTCTTGTTGGCTCACCTTTCTCATCTTTCATAGCTCCTTTCATACCTGCAAATCTGCATGCAAATGAAACTCTTCTAGGGCTAGTACCTGATAAATGTCTTTTACCTAATGTCTTTCCGGTTTCTTTCGTATAATCAGATCGCATTTTACGGTTTGATTTTTCGTAAGCAGCATTTTTAATTTTTGCTGGCGAAGGATTAACCTCAGGCACAGCTCCGCCGGACCCATCGGCATTCATTGATATTTCCATACCTTTAGGCATACTCACGCCGCTTCGGGCATTCCTTACTCTTGTTGTTATTGGTTTTAAACAGTTCCCCATAATTTTTATTTAGTTGTGTTATCCCATCTTGCGTTTTTACCTCGCATGTCTATATGTGTAAATGTATTGTATCTTCCTACTCCACCGGAGCTTAGTACTTCTTCAGCCATTAATCTTTCAATCAACGTAGCTACCTCTTCAGGAGTCATACCTTCTACAGTAATATCAGCAGCCTTACCTAATACATGCTGACTTGTAGATTTACTGCCGATGCTTTTGTTATGTTCCTCACAGCGATACGAGCTATTAATGTTTATTCTGCTTTGCGTTCTAAACCGCAGAAACTGCAATGTATCCGCTAGCCTGAATACATTTTCCATTACACTACGGGTCATCTCACACCCGCATTTGCATTGGAATTCGCTTAAATTAAAGTTTGCTGTTAATCTCATTCTTCTTAATTTTTTTTATTCAAGGATACCCATTTTGTCAATGTATAACCTATGGTTATAAGTAGAAGTAATATTTTTAGCCAGTCCTCTATTCCCGTGAATGTTGTTACACCTAAAGTGCCTCCGTTTATTAAGTACAGTTTTATTTCGCTTATGCTCATGCTTTATTTTTTTACATTACCCCTTTTCTACTACGTGGCTTATAGTTTTTTTCGTACTCCTCTGTTCTAATAGCGCGATCTTCTATTCTAGCAGCTCTTTTTAATAGCCTATCAGCTTTCCTATCTCTTCCTTCGTCAACCGCTTTTTTTCCTTTGTCGGCTACTTTTTCTGCCCTAGCAAATCTTTTTGTAGAACGCTTGTTGTCCATTTGTTTAGCAGGAGATGCATCCCTAGCTCCGCCGCATGGCTTACCTAGACAAGATTTTGATGAGTCACGAAGACCGTACGTAACGCCTTTAGGTGTTTCCTTAGCGTTTGGGTTTCGCTTGTTTATTTTTGTACTTTGTGCTTTTCTTAATTGTTTAGCAGGGGAACAGGCGCCGCCTCTAGCTTTAGCTACTCTAGTTGTTATTGGTAAGTTCATAGTTATTTATTTTTATTAGCTTCTTCTTTTTCTTTTCTTTTTTTAGCTAGCGCAGCTCTAAACCTTTCATTTTCTACATACGCCAATGAATCTTTTTTCTTTTTGGTTTTAGCTCTTGTATTTCTAGATTTTATTTTTCTTCGCTGTCTTTTTTCCCAGTCTTCTAGGTCTCTATCATCTTGCGATAATTTAGATCTTCTGTCTTTCTCCTCCATTTCCTCTAGAAGTTTCTTCTGCTTTCTTTTTTCCTTGTTCTCTTCTTTTTTGCGCTCCTTATTTTCTGACTTTATCCTTACCTCTATTAAGTCGTTTTCCTCATTCTTAGATCCAACGTTCCAAGTCTTCCAACCTAATGCTAAAGCTATCCTTTGCCATGCAGTGTTTCTAGAATCTAGGGCTTCTGTTATTGAATTAAGTTCATCAACTACCCTAGCTGTTGGTATATTAAGTGTTCCTTCAATAAGATTACCTGCAGAAGACCACCTAGGACTTAAATTGAATTTACCGTCTATGGTCACATCCCAGCCTCTTTCGCTTATAACTTCTTTGTCAAACCTTTCTGTTTTAATAAAGTTAACTACCTTTCTTCCTTTTGATCCTACCGCTGGTGATATATTAAGTAGCGCTATAAGGGTTTTAGAATCGTCTGCTAAAAATCCTCTGTCTTCCTGCTTTTTGTATTCTATTATAGCGTTCTTTAAAATAGATACAACCGCTCCAGGTAAACCAAATCCTCCTTTAAGAGTAGTGTCTACCATTGAATTTATAACCTGAAAAAGTTTTTTGTCTGTTTTTTCCTGCATAGTCAAATCGCCTTCCTTTTCTTCATCGTCATTAAATCCTGGTATAAGCGCAAACATTGCGGCTTGTAGAGATGAGAAAATAGCATTTTGAATAGCCCCGTAATATATTATTTTACTGAAATTAGAAAAGTCACTTTGTGCTTGCGACATACCCGGCGTTCTTCTTCTGTTGTATATATCCTGAGCAGATTTTTTAATTGACCTATTTAGCTGTATAGGTGTGTTCATGAAATTTAAAACAACCCTACCAAGTGAACTAGATTGATCTGAGGATATTAAAGCAGGATCACCTGATTGCTGTGTTTCATCTGAAATTTTACTAAAGTCTTCAAAAGCTTGCTTTTCAGCTTCCTTCTGTGTATACTTAGGTTCTCCATCTGCACTCTTTTCTTTTAGATAAGTCTTTAACCTATTTCTATAGAAGGTAGCTCCACCTGATGCGATAGCAAAACTATCTACCATTTGTGTAGGTGTAAATCCTATTTTAAGTAAATAATTCAATGCCGCAGATGCTTTGTCCGTAGCTCCCGTGACTGCGCTGGCAAGTTCAGCCGCATTAACATCTGTTTTTAATCCTGACCTTCTTTGCTTTAATTTTGCTGAATTAAATATCATAGCGAAGTCAGACCAAAATTGCTTTTGATTAGCGAATGCTGCCGCTGCCTTCATTGGATTATTGTCACTCCAGTTTACAAAGTTTACAGTAGATAGCGTTTGTAGTAATGCAGATCTTCTGTTAAAGAACATGATAGCTCCAATTGAGTTGTTTAACCAGTTGTTCCATCTTTGCTCGTTCTTTTTCATACCAGCAGCTCTATTCGTACCGTTTTTCATTCGGTATAGAATATCTTCAATGGCTTCTCTATGGTCTTTTCCGTATATAGCTTCTACCTTATTTAGGTTAGCCTCGCTAAAAATTAAATCGGCATTGTCAATAAACTCCTTAAGGTATTCTTTTCTACCCGCTTTTTCCGTAAAGTTATTAATATCGGACAATATGGTTTGTACGTCCCAATAATCAGAAGGCTTAGACCATTCTTTTCTTTGAGACATTTGCAGCGCTCCTTTAGCGTAAGCTAATAGTTCAGCATCATTCTGAACATACCTAACAAGTTCTCTTTCTTGCTTTCTAGTAAGCCCAGGTATTTCGTACCCGGCTTTATTCCAAAGGTATACCCTTAGTGCTTGATCATGCGTATGCACCATACCCGGAATTTTTTTACCAAGCTTTTTCAGCACAGGTTTAAACTTCTTGTTAAGTGCCGCAAATCCATTTTTAAGTGATTGCTTAACTTGGTCCATTTCATTTATACCTCTCCAGTACGGTGTAACCAAGGCATCTTGGAAAAACTTCTGGTCAGCCTCTCCCTGTCTACCTTTGCCTGCAAATGTATATTCCGTAAGGCCTCTGAAATCTTCAAGCGAAGAAGGCATCCATATTTTGAATCTGCCTTTGTTCTTACCCAGTTGACGCCCTTCTACCTCTGTTAATCTTTTTCTAGATTTTATACCGGAAGCTCTTTCGAGCATATCGTTAAAGTTTTTATTTGATGATCTACTGAATTTAACTCTAGATCTTTGTGTTGGGCCTTTAACATCAAACGTATTAAGTATGTCTCTTACGGCCTTAGGTTGATTTTTAAAATCTACTATGGATAATTCTGTTTGTCCTTTAACGCCTTTGCCTTTAAGTGCCTTACCCACAGCTTTAACGTTGCCCATGTGATCGTCAGCAAAGTAGAAATCGTTGTAGCCATCGGCTATCTTACCAACCATCCAATCAGCTTTGGCTTGTGGCGATCCGTTACCTAAGCCTGTGATGTTCTCTATAGGTATGTTTAGTCCTTCAGACTTTAAAAATTCGTGTATCGCTTTAGCGGAATTCGCTGGTCTTGCAGTTAAAACAAATATGTCTTTGTTGGTGTACTTGCCTTCTTTCTTTTGTGCTTCGCTAAACAATGGTCCTAGCTCGCCTTTCATTACTTTACTGAATTCACTAAAGTCAAACTCAACACCTTGATCCAGCATTGCTTCGGATTTAGCGGCGAATTGAGCAGCGGTTAGCTTACCCTTCGTGCCGTCAGGCATAACGTATAGCACATTACTTTTCGTGCGGGCCAGCGTGTCGTCAAAGTCAAATACGCTAATACCCTTAGGCGTTTGAGAGTATTTAATGCTCGCTGTGTTATCTATAGCGGTCTGCTTCGTTATAGACAATTTGGTGTTAAGTATTTTGTCTATAGTAGCAATAGCAGATTCTTCATTAAACATATTAGAAGAACTTTTATCACCTAATGCGTTGGCGCTTATGTTCGTAACTTGTAGCTCAGCTACCATGTTTAAGGTAACAAATTTACCCTCTCCGGAATAATTTGATCTAGCTTTAATCCTAACTTCTGCGTCTCCCTTTAATTCTGGTAACCCCGTTCCCAAGTAATCGGGCCCCATAACAAAATTGCCTAGGTCAGCAAAAGTTATGTAATTTACGTCTTTAGAATTATACAACGTTGAGGCAATATCAAGCCCCCCTTCGACAACAAACTTTTGTTCAGCTCCAAGAAGCAAAGGCTGTATTATCTCATGATAATACCAAGAAGGCATTTTATATCCTAAATTTTCTCCTTCGTCTTTTATTATACGATCTTTAGGATCTAGTTTTTTAGTATTACCATTCTTGTCTACGTACGTGTTAGTTTTAAATGATTTTTTTATTATATCTACAATGGTTTCTAATTCTTTATTTTCTTTTATTTTTTCAACCAATGTGTTTCCAAAATCAGATGGGACTGCGCTTCTGCCCACGTATGTTTTAGCAGTATCAAACCATTTAGATATATACACAGTGGCTATTCTAGCAGTTTTCCCTCCTTTTATTTCCCAGTTTACGTTTTCCCCGTCTACCTGAAAGGCTAAGTCCGGCTTAAAAGAATCTTTTTGTACTCCTTTTTGTATTATAGAAAGTCCAGGCATTGCTCCTGCTAACTTATTAATTAAGTCCACAACAATTTTTTCTTTGCTTTGCCAATCCTTTTTTATATACTTACTTATTGCAAGATTGATAGGCGTAACAAGGTTTTCGTTAGCCCACGCTTTTTCTTCTTGGTTTAATTTGCTAAGAAAATCGGATTGAAATTTTTTACGGGCTCTTGCGGTTCCAAAACCAGTAGACCCACGGAATTGTATAGCTAGCTCCCGTCCTCTTTGTGGCGTGACCCCTTTAGAAAACTTAATGTTTCCCCTGTCAATATCTCTTTCTATTTTTTCTATAAAGTTTTCAGCAAGCACCGCCCCCAGTCTTTCTTGATTGTTTTCAAACGCTTCACTTATATCACTAGCAGGATCTGCTAAATCAGCAGAGAATATTTCAAATGAAATTTCTTCACCCATAGCTTTAGCCAACGCTTCTTTTCTACCTCTTATTGGATTACCAGTTTCATCTAGTACTTGCGATAAAAACTCTTGATCTGTTACGGCTCTATTTACATTAGGCACTCTTCTAGTGAGCTCAGCCCCAGATGTTCTACCAGCATTATCAGTGCTAGTGGTTTCTCTGTCTATTTTTTTGCCAACCCAAGCAGGATAGGATACATATCTGCCATCTATCTTTTTTTGTATAGCTTGAGGTATTCCACCGCTTCCGTCTTTACCCATTAAGAATGTAGTGGTAAGATTTTCCAGTATGACCTTTTTGTTTTTAAGTAAAAACTTTCTAAGCTTCAGGTCTTTTTTACCGCCCATAGCCTTTTTAAGGTCTATATCAGCCTGTTTACCCATTTCGTACTGTATCTCAGCCATAAGCGGAGTTATTGTACGATTGCTAGATATAGCGACATCCATTCTAGTTTTTAAAGTACGGATTGTCGATTTTAGTTTATTACGGATGGCATCGATAACCTCTGTAGATACCACGCTAGCCTCTGTGAATTTTCTAAACTTAGGTTTTTCTTTTACTTCATTTGAACTTTCTTCTGCTACGATACCTTTAGCGGCTGTTACGTCTTCCGTAAAGGTGTTTTCAGTCACTCTACCAGTCTTTAACGCACCTCTCATTCTATTACCTAGCTGAGCCATTGTATAGCCGAATAAGGAGTCGTTTTTAGCTGGATCAAACTTCTTTATATAAGGTATAAGACTAGCTATAGTTTCGCTAACCATGTTATCCATTTCAAACCCCGGAAGATTCGTAAGATTAACTATATTGTTACCTGCTGTTTTAAATGCCTTTACTTTAGAACGGATCATGCCCGCTAAAACTTCATATATAGCCCCTTCATTAGGGTTAAAACCATCTGGATTGTTACCTATAGCGTCTAGTTTCTTTTTAGACTTTGCAGTAACATCACTTAGGCTTTGCTCATCTTTTTTAGATGCTTGCGGTGCATCAATATCAAGTTCTTTTTTAGCTTTAGACTTAGGCTTCGGCTTGGCTGCCGCTGTTTTAGGAGGATTTTCAATGTTTTCTAATTCCTCTTCTAGCTTATCTATTTTTCTGTCGTGAGTATCCTGGTCTATAAAGCCCTGCATTAGATCATCGCTTATTTCATCGATCTCTGCGTCAATAGCCTCCATCCTGTTTTCCTCTGCCTCAGTAAGCTTTCTTGACCTAGACAAAGAAACGTCTTCAGTGTCTTCAGGATTTTTAGCACTTTTCTCTACTATTGGTCTTGGCTTTTTGTTGTATTTTTGCCCAAAGTGAGCAGCTTTGTTAAAGTCCCTTACAAAGAAATACGCGTCTTTACCGGTTTTAAAGTATTCGGTATCCTTACCATTGGCTCCTAATAAGAAAGCGTTTACAAAAGCTTTTATTTTTACTAGCAAAGGAGGATTGGGCTTAAACCCGTCAGCAAAAATATCGGACATGGCATTCAACGCTTCTTCATAGTAGTTAGATGATCCTTCGTAGCTCTCGTCTAGTCTGAATTTAATTTTAGCATATAAATTTTTATCCGTTTTTTGCAAAAAATCTAAAAGATCTTCTCCGGCCTTGTCTATTGCTTTTTGGTTTCCGCCGTAGTTTTCTTGAGCATATTTATGCAGTATTTCGTGAGCATAAATACCTACCCTACCGTTTTTAGCTGCTTTATTTATGTCTACTATTATCTTATTAGTATTAGGTATAGCCATACCTTCAACCACTCCGCTTTCTATCGCTTCCCTTAGAGTTTGAGTACCTCCTTTTTCAGCAGGCTGGTCCAGCAAGTCCCCTTTGCCTATTTCTTCAAAGGCAGCAATAATATCTTCTTTTGATTCAACAGTTATTACGTCTACGTCTAATCCCGCTTGTTTTGCGAAAGCAATCGCATTAGCTTTGCCTGCTTCTATTTTTTTACGATAAGCAGCTTCTTGAAATTTTTGAGCGGCTAACGCTTTTACATCGGCATCTGTAAACTTTTTATCTAAAGCCTTTAGCTCAGCCCTAGCGTTATCATAACCTATTTGCTTATTTTTACTATCTAGGCTTTCATATTGCTGTGCAATTTGCTCTATACTAGTGCCAACCAACATTTGATTTCTGTACGCGTCGTATCCTTGCGTAAGATCAAAAGATAGTTTGTTTTCAACAGCTCTTTCTTTTAATTGAGATCCTAACAAAGTTTCTCTTTGCTTGTCTAGCTTATCAAAATCGGATTTTAATTGATCTTTATAAGCTGTAAGCTTTGACGCACTCAAACCCTGATAGGCTGCCTGCATCAATTTCTTAGATATAAGTCTTTTTTTCCTATTTATTTCTCCAAGTTCAAGGATTTGATCTGCTGGTAGCCCCCCTTTAAAAGCATCCAGTATATCTTGCTCTATTTCAACGCCTTCTTTTACAAGTTTATCTATTTCCTGCTGCACATTAGCAGGTAATTCTAAATTAAGTTCGCTTAGATTGTTTATATTTTGAATATCAACCCCTGTCAAGTTGGATATTTTATTAACTATATCTCGCATTGCAGCCTGCTGCTGCTGAGTTGCTGCTTCTGACTGCAAACCAGCTGACACTGCTTTAATAGAATTCAAAGATGTCATACCTCCCCCCATGAAAGCTCCTTGTGCGAATGACTCTAGTCCACCTTTAAATAAGCCCTCGCGATCTGTAATGGCGTCAAAAAAGTTCTTATCTTCATCCATTAAGTATATTTCACCAAAGTTCTGCACAATAGTGGTGCCTAATTCCGAACCTCCTTCTCTAAATGCTCCTTTAACAAGTCCTTTGCTCCCGGTATATATGCCTTGACGGAGAGTTGCGGTTGGCAGCTGTTTTATACCTCTACCTATGTTCTTAAGGATAGTCATTGTACCTATTTTTTCAAAAAACACTTCCGCAAATCCAGTTAAAGCGGTATTGCTTAGCACTCTCCAATCCGCTATATTAAGCGCTTTGGTGTCTTTTTCCATTTCAGATTCCCTAATAGCTATCTCCAAGGGGTCTGCGTCGGGATTACTGTCTAGCCATTTTTTGTTAAGTAACATTCTGCTAGCTGCCTCCTTTTGAGTTATTGCATTACCCTCTAATACACCACCGGCTCCGCTCGCAAAAAACAACGGCAGAGCTAAAGGCCCTGTTGCAGCCATAGATAAAGATGGGGCTAAGTTTACTGTAGAATTCATTAGCCAGCTACCTACATCTGTTGCATTTCTTATTTCGTCAACGTCTATAGCGTTTTGGTTATTAGCTGTTTTTGCGGCTAAATCCTGAGACAACGAAGTAGAACCTATTTCCGCGTCTAACTGTTCGGATATTTGCCTTAAAGGGACATAGTCCACACCTGGCAAAATAGCGTATTGATTTTCTCCCACATAGCTAGAAAGAGTCATTGCTGCAAAACCAATGGTCTGCCCCAGTGAACTAAACCCTAAATTTAACTGGGTCATTCTATTGTAGTTCTTTTTAAGATCAGCTATAGCTAATGGAATGGTTTCTGCCCTGTCTAGCAAGCCTATTTTTTCAGCTTTGCCCTGCATTGCCTGCACTCTACCCTGCTTGTCTAATAATTCAAGCTGCTGATTTTGTAAGCTAACATATTCTTCTTGTGTAGGATTAGCTTCGTATTTTTCAATGGCGATATCAAATGCGTCTACGTCAGTTCTAAAATCCTCTATAGTTGTGCCTAGATTAGCTATTGCTTTATTCTCATCAAATACCAAAGCCGTGTAATCTAATCTTTCTTCTGGGGTAAGATCTGCGATATAATTTCTAGACTTTTTATTTACTTCTTTTTGTTTTCGGTTTATATTCCAGGCTGCAAGTGTAGAATCATCTACTTCCGGTATTACGCCACCCGCTTTCCATATTTTATAATTTTCAAATTCATTTGGGTTAGAAAAGTTTTCTGGCCCTATTTCTACGGCGCTACTCCTCCCGCCCCTTGAGCTGAGCAGCTGAGCGTCCAACTCCATTTGTTTTACATCTTCAAACTCATCAACTTGTTCCTCTCTGAATAGATCTCTTTCTTCTTTTTCAGACAGATCTTCTACTTTAGTAGCTTCTACATAATCGTTAGCAAATCCTACGCCTACATTTTTCCTAGCCTTTTCGGTGTAATTAACGTCCGCATTTTGTTTTATAAAGCTATTAAGCTTTGCTATATTTATTTTTAATTGCTCGTCAGTAACGTCCTTTCCTACTTCGGTAATATTATCGCCACCAAAAAACTCATCTACGTCCATGCCTCTTAAAAGCCCCTTCCTAAGTGCTCTAGCTTTCGTAAGCGGATTGCCACTTAAAAGTAAATCACTAAAGCCTAAATCTTCTTCCGCTCCTTTAGTTAATTGAATAGCATCAAGATCATTATAGGTGCTAGTGGTGTCTACTGTTAAGCCAACGGAGGCTAAACGATCATACATTTTAGCAACTAGTTCATCTTCAGATAGCCCTTTTGATTCTTCAAAGGTAAAATAATACGGTGTAAGAGCATCCTCAATTTCTTCTTGCTCTACTGATTCCGAAGAAGTATCTTCCAACACGTAATCCCCACTCGATGCTGGTGCTACTTGAGGAGTTACAGACGCATCGGTCTCCGCATCTCCGTTCTGAAAATTTTCAGTAGGTGGTGTTTCTTCAACGAGTACCGCGCCTGGGTGTTCCGCTAAAAATTTATCTAAATATTCGGGCTTTACATTAAATTGCTTTGCGTTTATATCTGAAGATACTTTATATCTAGGCATAATGTGTATTTATTTATTTTAATATTATTTAATTATGGAGTTCCTGGAACGTAATCTGGAATTTCTTGGGCTACACGGTTTTTAACTGCATCATGCCTTTTTTTACTAACCGCTATTTTTTCGCCATTAGAAAATACAAGGAAATGTTGACCCGTGTCTGGATCAAGGTCAACGTTAGTTGCTTTGTTATCTGCATGTCTAGAGGACCTGTTCTCTTTAGCCTGCTTCTCGTTATAACCCTCTTGTCCAGCTTCTCTGCGGGATGTAATTAGCCTGTCTATCAGCTTCTTTTTTATTTCCTGAACTACTTCCCCATTGTCTGGGTTTTCTTCCCACAAGGTTCCTAAATCCTCTGTAGGAAATTCGTCTTCAAAATCGTAGATAAATGACCTTAAAGCGTCTTGACTAGCAAAAGCGCTTTCCAATTCTATTCTGTATAATTTTTCAGATTGAGGACTAACCAGATCACCTGCTTTTCGCACAGATTCGTTTTTAGTAAGTATATCCCCTCCTAATTTATAATCTTTTAATAGAGGCGGAGATGTATCATTATATGACTTTATTTCTCCATCGATATTAAATCCTATATTACCACCATCCATTATAGTAAACGGAGCATCCATTTTTTCATCGCTAACTCCATCGCCGTCTGCATCCTTGTGGCCATACATTGATTGATTTAGGTACATTAAAGTATTTTGTCTAGTATTTTTAGGATCGTTACCACTAGAATATACTCCCCCAACCATGCCTTCAACAAATTCCACTTTGCTTTTTTTGTATGATTTTATTTGAGACGCTAGGTTTTTAAAGCTATTGTTGACACCATTCATTATGTCTACTTGTGCCATATACTCAGATGAAGTCGTATCGGTCATTCCAGCCAATGCTTTCGCTGCCTCAGCATATTTATTTCTTTCTGAACCTAAAAAGGTACGCATCGAGCTAGTTTCTGCCGGGGAAAACGAAGTAAAGTCCATGTCTGTTTTCATCTTGCCCATTAAAGAGGTAACCCTAGATTGGTACTTTTCATTTTCAGTAACAATATTAGGTTTTTTAAATCCCCTTGCTGTAAGACCAGAGCTCGCAAACCCTTTGCCTATTTCTACTCCCGCATTTACAAACTTTTTAGCTACTCTACCCGCTCCTGTTATTAATTGATTATTTGCCATAGTTTATTTTATTAGCTAGGGTTTAAGAATCCTTGAACACCTTCACCCATTCCTCCGCCTGCTCCAAAGCTAGCAGCTCCTCCTATCATACTACCGACGCCTCCCAGTATAGCTCCAGTTGCCGCATCTCTTGCTTCATTTGCTGCACCTAGCCTTTGTTGAGACATACCGAGCATTGTGTCTACCTTATCTTTTTCCGCCGCCCTAGAAGCGTATTCGCCTTGTATTTCTTGTTGTTGCAGTTGGCCAGCCATTTGCCTTTCAGCTCTTTGATTGCCGGCTTCTTGTCTACCTATGTCTGCAGACGCTGCTTGGGCCGCATTGCTTTGTGCTCCTGCCATCGATTGAGCTAAAGCTGCAATACCAGATCCTCCAGCTGCAGAAGACAGTTTATCCATAGTATTAGCAAATCCTCCCGCTTGTTGCTGAGCTTGAAATTCAGCTGCCTGAGTATTGACCGTAAGGTCTTCCATGGTATTTTCCATGTTTTTGTTTAGGTTAGAGGTATCCGCTCCTTCCATTCTTGCTTTATTTCTGTTAAACTCTGCTTGCGCTGCCGCTTGTTCTTTTTTTCTACCTTTACTGCCTATTATACCAGAAGCAATTCCAGTAAGTCCTGACACAACGCCTCCTATGGCTCCTATCATATCTTTGTATTTTATTATTATACTTTTATTATTACGTGTTATTTACTGCTTTCAAATATCTCAGATCCAACTAAAAACAATTCAGCGTAATCTGTTGAGTCATTCTTAAATTGAGCTTCGGCATAATAGCCTTTTAATCCACTTGTGTTAATCAAAGCTGTCTTGCTAAATAATATAAAGCTACTTGTAGTTATTGCGGAACCCACTATATTGGGTACTAAATCCGCTACAATTTGATCCGGTATGCCTGGCCCCGTGCGAAGCACTTGCGTGATGGGCCCTATAATTAGTAAGGTTTCACCGTTAACATCGTTAGAGTAATAAGCGGTATCTCCTACCTGCACGGAAGCATTCAAGGGCTGGTTGAAGGTGAGTGTAACTTGGTTAGGCATAATTATTGGTTTTGATTATTACAGATGGTACAGGTAGCAAATGTGCTCACTTGGTTTTGGAATCCTTCGTCTATATAGTATGTAGGCGTTTCTCCACTTGCAAAAGTGCCTAAAGTAACACATAATTTCTCACCTGTTGCGGTAGACTTTATTTGTACAATATTACCAGTAGCATACGGCACATTAACTAAACTACCTAATTGGCTTTGGTTTGTCCCCCCTGACCAACCGTCAGCATCGCTAACATAGTAGGTTGTTGCTCCTCCGCATAATGTAGCATTCCATGCACCTCCATCCGATACGTATTGATCCAAATCTAAGGCACTGGATGTGTTGGTAATTCCTACAGATGTTACATTAACTGAAAGTGTTGATGTTATAATAGTAGGCACTGTTGAATTATCCACTACAAAACTAGAACTAATTACATTAAAATCCCAACTTCCGCCGACAAGACCGCCTTGATTTGTCCAATCTGCAGGAGGAGGTATAGAATCAACTGTAAGGATACTTGTTGAACTACCCGTGACTATAACGTTAAAAGGAGAAGGCTGACTAGACCCTGGTAAAAGTGTAATAGTAGTTGCGGCGTCCGGAGTTATATTTGTATTTGCACTAGTAAAAGCAAAACTTAATGTAGAGTCAACATATTGATTTAGTGTAAACACAGATGGTTGTCCTGTTAGACAAGGAACATAAGGCGCAACAGTGCAAAAAGTATTCGCTAGATCCCCTGTTAAAGTTACCGTGTACGTTGTATTAACTGTAACCGAAGGGAAAACGACTGGAACAACAAACGTTCCCGTGCTATCTAAAGTGCCAGAAGCATTTACCGGAGAAAATAAGCCAGAAGACGTTATATTTAACGCCCAGTTAGCACCCTCTACGCCGTTTACGGTAAAGTTTCTAGTTTCTCCTCCCGTAGGCACGGTATTGCCAACCGGGAAGGAGTATGATGTTATTTTTACAGGTGGATTATAAGTTACCACTGCGTTTGCTGTTAAGCATATATTGTCTCCGCTTACTGAGTTTCCTGGAAAAGTATAAGCAATAGTAAAAACAACTTGCTCTATTTCCCCGTTAGCGTCATAGGACGGAACCCCCGTAATTGTATAATCACTGGCCACACCGTCTACAACAGTTAAGGTAGGCATTGTAGGAAAGTAATATGTTGTATTTGCAGTTACAGTGTATGTGCTAAAAGTTGTAGTTGTCCCATAATCTCCAGTAGCGGAATATGAAACGCTAGGTGCCCCTTGTAAAGGAATTTTAACATTACTTACGCTACATTGGTCTATTTGTCCAGATACACTAAGTAGCGAAGGTCTAGCAAATCCTGATCCACATATTTCAATAAATACATTGCTACTAGGCATTACCGATGGGGAATCGTATGTTATTATGCATGTAACCGTTCCGCTACCGGCATTGTTTAAAAATAATACGCTATTGACATATTGAGGGTAAGGCAATGTAGGCGAAAAATCAGCTGCATTCAATGTATACCCTGGTAAAGGCGTTAAAAGTAACTCCGTAGTTGGATTATTTATTGACCAATCGTTCCCTGCGGTTTCATAAAAGCTTACTACCTCAAATGTAAAGTTATATAGTGTTATCATATTATTATTATTTTATCTTGGAGTAAAGCAATCTGTGTCTAAACTATTAACAACTAAGAATTCTGTTTGAATAACATTTACCACGTTAGCCCTGCCTATACCCTGCACACTAAACTCCCTTGAATCTACATTGTTGTCGCAATTTGTTGTATAGAAAGTGTCCATGCCCCTTATGTAGTTAAATTTTTTACCTTCCTTATCTATAAATTCTTTTAGTTGTCCTTCTTGCAAGTCTGTAACAATAGAATTAACATACCAGCCTTCTGTTTCTCTTACACGAACAGGTGTTATATTTGCTGCTTGTATTTGTGCTAATGAAAACCACTGCGGATTTGGAGCATTTGTATTTGTGTACGAGTATTCTTTAGAGTCAGTACCACTATAGTTTAAAGTTTTGTACCCTTTAACCATAGCTGGGTTGTCATTAAATATAGTATTAAAAGAGCTTTCGTAGTAAGGTCCAATAAGTTCAGAAGCTCCAGGGCCTACTCCGTAAAAAGTGTTATACAAAGGATTAGCTGCATGCTCATATATTAATCCGTTTTTAAATGTATAATAAACGTTGTTTATATATGTAGCTGATTCCGGCACATAGACTTTTCTTGAAGTAAATCCGTTTATATCTTCCTTAAATGACACAGTCGTGCTGGTAGTCGGTAAACTATTAACAAATTGATTACACAGCGGGTGCTTGTTAAGCCTGTCAAATGTCCCTGCTCCTAAAGTTTGTTGCCAATAAGGAGTTAGAGCGTTTAAGGATATATTGTAGTTTCTTTTCTGAACATCGTAAGATCCTATTATAGTTTTATTAACATTTAAGTTATCTGAAAAGAATGAGTGCATGCCGTAATCAGATATATCCGTTATACCGTCGCCTGACAATCTAAGTACCGAACCTCTATTGGCATCAGTGTAATACATTCTAAAACCAAATTCCGCAAATGACTCAGGGTTAGTGGCTATGCCGAATTCCCCTTGAAATGTTATAGTCTGTCCCAATACTGCTGCGTTGGATGTTAAGTTAGTGCTGCCGTCTGCATTAAATAAAGCATCTTTCTTGGCTAATATTTTCATTGACTTGTTTTCACACAGGGTAATTAAATCAGTGTCTCTTGTGTGTAGTTTCTGTATACTGCCATACTCTGGGTTTACGTCTTTAGTAATGCCTTCCGCTTGTATAAATTGATTTAAGTTATTTGTACTTGATACGGAGTTAAATATTTGCGAGAATATAAGGCCTGTGGATCTATGCTCCTCCGTGTAAGGCGCATCCAGCGTTGCAGAAGCTTTGACACCATCTCCTATTATAGGTTGGTTAAAATCGTCCCTAATGCGATCCGACTCAACACCATTTGCAAATGAATAACAATTAAACCAAGTTAAATCTTGGGTTTGTCCAAAATCACTTATGTCATAAACACCCGGAGCTTCCCAATATATATCTAATTCAGCAGCTTCTTTTGGTTCCGTTTCAAATATAGCAGGGCTAGAGCTAGAAAAAGTATCATCATTTGGGTCTGATGCTAAAAACTCTATACCCACGTATGCAAGTGGATTAGTAAAATTATATGCTGAGCCGCTGCCTTCAATAATATTTGGAAGAGTGGAAGGATTCCAAGGGAGTGCTGTTGAGCCGCCTTCAAGTTGTTTAAATGTAAGTGTCCACCTAGCGTATTGGTTTGTCTGCGCGTCCCAAGCATCATTTCCTGAAAGAGGGCCTGAGTTATTGGTGCAGTCATAAGTAGTTCCGAGATTAAGCTGGCTATTAGTCACAACATAAACAGTCCCAGTGGGATCTTCTACGCCATTGCCTATATCTACAAACCTAAACATAGTTCCTACTGTATTAAGCTGCTCCAGTAATCGAGGATTCCGGTCCACTATACCGTGGGCATGGCCATTTGTAGTGTTGGTTCTGCCCGCTCCGTATCCGGTAGCATCAGTTATAACTATTTTCCCTTCAATGTCTGTTCCCTGCCCCCTGCTTTCGCATTTAGGGTTAAATCTATCAATGAATATTCTACCTGTTTTACCGGTGGCATCGACCTGAGGCCAAGTCCCTCCTTCTTTCCAGAAACTGCTGTTAAATTCACTAGCGGAACTAAAGTTCCAAAGCGGGGCAATAGCTTTTCTAATAAACGTATTATTATTATTTCTAGCTGCCTGTATTTTTTCTCTTAGTATATTATCTGAGTTCACTTTAACAAAAAACCTACCAGTAAATTCTGCTTTTTTAGTATCTGTTAAGTCATATAATGTTATACCTGTACCAATAGGAACTGCCCCACTGGAAACTGTAGCAAAATCTACGTCTGGTCCAAATGCCGGAGAAACCACCATCCTAACAAATGCTTGCGTCCCGTCAAGTGAAAAAGTAGATATTTTATAATAATCACTTACTTGACCAGCAGATCCTGTTACTCTTAATTGTAAACCAGATTCAGTACGAGTTTCTGCTCCAAAAGCAACATTAAAGTCAATTTTACTGACTTGCAATTCGTTGCCTCCTTCTACTGGTGTAGCTCCTTGCCCACCGCCAAAGTCGGTAATAAGATTTCCTTTACCTAGTCTTTGTTGCGTTAAAAACAAGGGAGCTTCGTTTTCTATAGCTATCACTTTATATCTGCTTTTTTCAAAAACAGGTATATTGTTATCGTGTTCTTTTTTTAGTATCAGAAATGTTTCTTCGTCCACTTTATTTCTTTCTGCGGACGGAAATGAAAGCCATACATTGCCATCTTCTGCGTCATAGAACCTATCCAATGCCAAGTTGTAGTAATCTCGTGAAGTTTCTTTAATATAGTACTTGTAGTGGCTAAAGGATTCATAGCCAGTAAGTGTTTTATATTGGGGTGGGTTACCTATTAAACTTACTCTTATATTGTTTGCGCTAGCAGAAGATGCTTTTTCTACAACCAAAGAAGCACTATTGCTCGTGAGCACAGGTGTTGTTCTGCCGTATTTATCCATATATGCCACTCCTATTTGATAGGTGCGCATTGTTTTAATTGATGGGTGTACTAATACGTTGTTTGTATTAACATAAGTAGGCCCTGTGTTCTCAGTGGATATAGTCCTAGAGTACAATCCAACCGACATATCTGTTTTGTAGGGAACTTTGGTAAACGGAGTGCTTAATGTAAAATTTTGAACGTAGTTGCCATATATTAATCTATTTGCTGTTACTTCTTGAGCGAGAGCTCTGCGAGGCACATTGTCATAAGGTCTTAATAGCTGGTTGCTTTGTATTACAGAAGTTATTATTTCCGTCTTTATTTCAAAAGTGTTGTTTTGCCAACCTGCGTCTGTAGACTTAAACCCATCAACAACATACACGTTAGCATTGTTCGATGCCTTGTAAAGTATTTCTACTTCTTCAACATCTCCTGGCATATCCGCAGGTATAAAATTAGATATAGTTAACTGCCTAGTATTGTTAGTCATACCAAGGTTATAACCCTCTTTTGGAGAATAGTCAAACTCCCCTGGCAAAAAAGCTACATTTGAAAAAGCAGAGTAAGCAGAAACCTGATTGTTCTTATATTTCCACCTTGTAGCGAATCTGGCAAACTTGAATTCAAAAAGCGGTTCTTGCTGCTCGAGTATTACGTTATATAGTTGAGGGTTTGTTGTATCCGCCCCTGTTGTACTTGGCCCCACGCTCAACACAATAACATCAGCCCCTGTTTGTGTAGCCCCTTCTTCAGGTGGAATAATCCCTGCTATAGAGCATCTTATTTCTGCAACTTCTGAACCGGTTTCGCCTTCATTATCAAGAGTTAGTATAAGTACATCTCCCTCTCTATAAAAAGGAGGGGTCTGGTTTTGTGCCCAGGTTAATGTTTTTTCAGTACCGGTAGACACTGGAGTAGCAACTCCTGCTCCATTTAAAATCATAAAACTAGCGTCCGTAGTAGTAGATATATTAACAATATTGCCCTCATTATCCTCCTGCGCAACTGAAGATAATGATATTGTAGGCGGATTTAATGGATACTTTTTTATTACAGTAATATCTTGCTCAATAAAATCTCTCCCATATATTCGCGAGTGTGTGCTAAAATCAGGGGTTGAATTAACCCAATCCTTTATGGTTATACTTTTGGGCTCAGTTTGGTTATCTGTCCACATTAGTATACCCTCTATTATATTTATACCTGTTATTAAGTAATCCTTACTAAAATTAAGGATACCCTCGTCATAGTCTACTATTAACGGGGCTGTTACTTTTGTTACGGTATTATACGAAGCTATAGCACTAATATCACCTGGGCCTGAGGCTATAAACCAATATATTTCATCTGAATTTCTGTCAGCTACAGAACCTATACATACTGCGTCATTAATATCGTCGTCAATATAACCACTGGTCCACAAAGTTCTTTGCTGCGTAACTGGATTATATGTTTTATACCTTAGCTCTAAGTTACCTTTTATATTTTGAAAAGTACCAACCTGTGAGCTATCAGAAGAAGCTAACTCTAAATTTAAAGCATCTCTATATTCTCCGTTAGGAACAAGCCTTTCATCAAGATCTTTGTTCATTTTACCCGAGGTAAATGTGCGTATTAATTCTGCCATTTAATTTTAGTGTTTAATCCATTTTGATTGATTTCTAAATACCTGTGCCATTAGGTCTGACTTAAGCTCTGACAATCTAATTTTAGCGTTTCTTCTCGCTGCTGAAGCAACCTTCTTGAATCTAGCAACTAAATACTCTTGTACGTTAGATCTTGTAGATAGTATAGAATAAGCTATATACTTTTCTATTGCATCCATCGCAAACTTATGAACAGTCATATCCTCTGCAGTACTTAATCCGTCACTTATGTACTTTAATGTAACTATTCTTCCTCTTATATCTGAGCTAAATCTAATTACCCCGTTTATTCTATCAATGTAAAAAGTACCGTTTGCTTGAGCTTGCTCTGGGTTTATACCGTACCTTCCGCCATAAGCGTAAAGTGCTAACAGGTCTGGATTGTTTACTAAATCCCAGTTACCGCCGCCTGCTCCCGCCAAAGGGAAATTACTTTTAGCATTCCATCTTTTCAATGTTTCTGACTCATCCGCTAAAGGTATATTACCTTCATTATCAAAAGTATACTCATAATCACTATCTTGTATAATAGCATTTGGATTACTTGTTAAATCGGTTTTATATATTATTCTTTCTATACCTCGGCTATCTGTCCAAGACAGCTTTGTGTAATTAACATAATCTTGCGGTAACACCATATATAGCCCCGGAGGTATCTCAATTTCTATTGATTTATCCTGAGGCAGTGTATCAAAGCTAAACTCCTGGATAGCTCGCTGCGCCCAATAAGCAACATCAGTTCTTTTTACTTTGGTTATTAGCTTATCCTGCCCAACATAGGCAACTATAAAGTTGTTTATAATATCTGTTATGCTAACAAACTGGTAATCACCGTAATTTTCATCACCACTATCCCATACGCCGTCTGCTCCTAAGTAGTATTCTTCTGGAGTTTGATTTATTAATGCCATATATTACGCTTTTTCTTGTTGGTTTGTTTGTCCTTCTATTTGGTTTGCTATTTGGTATAAACCTATATCTTTCACTAGCAGCCCTGCAAATTCTAATATTTTAATAACTAGCTCTGTTTCTTCGGACTCATGTAGCTGGAAATTTACTGATTGAGATGCGTCATACAAAGCTTCATTGTAAACCATTTGGTATGCCCATGCTGCTGGTGTGGGTTCTTTTATATAATTACATGTGACATCCGTAGTTAACTCACTATTACCATATACTCTATATCCGTTTTCGTTGGCTATAAATATTGGTCTTGAATTAGATGGTTTTGTGTAAGGTGATTGATTTATGTATATAAACTCATTAAAGTTTATTCGCTCTGCCTCAGTAGGCACTACTGTAGTCACCACTGTGTTAGGCACAGGATATAATGACTTTGAAGTTATTGTGTTATTGTACACTATGGTTCCTAATCTGTATAAGTCAGCAGGTATAGCCCAGTGAGTTCCCCCGTATACTAAAGCGGCGTTTTTTTCGAAAATGTTTATTTTTTCGTTCAGAACATTGAGCATGTCAGAAAACTCTGTATCATTGCCCGGCACTCTACCGAATTGGTTGATGTCGTAAAAATATTGTTCAAATATATCTAATTGCGCTTGGTTTGCAAATAGATTAAATTCTTGTGGGGTAAGATACCCTCTTTGTTCTTTGTTGAGTATTGCTAACACTCTTTGATAAACAGTATCTACGCTTACAGCCATAATTTGTTTTTTATTTTATATAGTTATAGGCCACCTTTCAGCAGCCTATTACTATAAAGGTGACTAGTTTAGTCTTTTTTCTATTGCCTTGTATATTTCCATACCTTCGTCTGTTCTAAAAAATGCAGACAAAGCAAAGTAAGGATGCTCATCAAACGGCACTGTCATTACTTTTCTACCGGTATTTCCGTATGTAAAGGTTCTTTGATCTTGTGATAAATTTAATATACCCATTTCAACAGCTTTTGCTCCGAAACTTCTTAATTGCGTATTTTCATCCGTAGCCAATTGTATAAATAGGTTTGGATTCTTTTTAGCAAAAATCAATACATCTCTTTTTATTTCAGAAGATGATAGTTCTGTTACAGATGCACCCATTTCAACGCGTAAGATAGCCTCTGCTTCATCAACAGTTAAACTCTTAGCTAGATTCAATGCTTGTAATTCAAACTCAATCCAGTCAACCTCATTGCTTGCTTGTTGTGCTGGTTTGTATTCTTCGTATATTCCACTTTTTAATGCTGGGTGATACAAAGATAATAGTTTTTGTAATACTACATTTTCTTTTGGAACGTTAAGTTTACCGTCTCTAAATACAATGCGCCCCATGACCACTTGTCCTTGCTGCTCATCTACAAAGCAGGATCTTTGGTTTGTCGCGTATCTTAGTTCTCTTTGGTAACCTAACTCTTCATCAAAATGTAATAAACTTTTTTTATTACCATGCGATGTAGGCAAGGTAAAAACCAGGGGCTTCGATCTTGTTAGCTCATATAGCCTGTCTTTAATAACCCACTCGTTTTTTGGTTTTTTTATTTCAGCAATTGGTTTAACAACTTGCTTTACTTCTTCCTGAGGAGCAACCTCAACTTTGCTTGCTGTAGCTTTTTTAGCCATAATATAATATAATATAAATGTTAATAATGTATGACGATAGCCTGTTACTATTTAATATAACTAGCTACTGTCGCTAATAGTAGTAATAACTACCCCCGTAGATTCAACGAGGGTAATCATTACAATAAACTTACTACAATGTATTTTTTAGTAATACAAAGTTGTTAGCTGCTTGAGTACACATAGTTCTTTCCGATAGGAAGTGAACATTCATTGCATCCTCGTCACTTGTGTAGTTTCCACCAACTGAACCAGTTACCCAAGATTTCAAACGTCTGTCATCAGCTTCTGAAGCTCTATAACGGATATGTAAGAAAGGTCGTGAGATGTTTTGTCCTAATTGTTGATCATATACAGTAGATGTTCCTGCTGGAACTATTACTCCTGATATATCTGAAATAAGTCCACGAGTTGTAGAATCATTTAAGTATTTCCAGTCTGTCTTGTAGAAATCGTAAGATCCTCTACGGAATCCTGAAAATCCTAAATTCAACGCCATTTCTTCAGAGTTTTCAAATACACCGTAAGATGTACCACCTGCTCCATAAGAATTTTGTTGTGCCAACATATTATCAATGCTTAAAGAAGTACCGCGATCTAAGAACATCATGTTCTCTTCAATCGCTCCTTGCTTATCAAGCTCTTGTAATATAGTGTCAAATTGCGTTAAACCCGTAGCGGCATCAAAATCTGGATCGTTAAATACTAGTCCTCTAGTTTCTAATGAATCAAACAAACCTTGCATACCTGAGATAGTAGCGCCCGCTGCGTCAGTGAAAGCACTTTGAGCATCTTTGGCTTCAACCATAGACATCTCTAAGTAATCTTCAAAACGAATTCTAGACTCATGCTCAGACTTTAGGTACCATAGGTATCCTCCAGTTCCGATCTCAGTAGTAACTTCAACCCATCCGATTTGAGCAACGTCTGATCCGTTAACGGCATATTTGTCTCTTAAGATGATTGGCTTGTTACTGAAAGTTGTAAAAGAAGCGTCAACTGAATTACCAGCTAAGCTAGATCCTTTACCATACTCAGATCCATATACGAATAAGCTAAGTGGCGCTCCTGATGTTGCCCCTGCTAAAGCTGCTGGTAATTGACCATTGGCAGTATCATATACTTCAATGTTATACGTTTGTAATCCACCTGCTAAAGCCCCTACAGACTTTACGAAAGCTTTTACTGTAGTGTTGCCTTTAGCTACTACAATTGTCATACCAGGTCCTAGTAATGGCACTTTGCCATCTGCTCCAGGAGAAGGTAATATAATAGTTTTAGCTGCGGCTGCACCAGAAGTAGCAGTATCGTAAGCAATGTGTAGTCTTCCTTGTTCTGACCAAACTACTTGATCCGACGCCATAGGCATCTCTGCTCCGACCATACGTAAAAATCCGGTGATTGTTCTGTTTCCATAACGCTCAATTTCTTTTTCGTATACCTCAGGTAAAAATTGTTGTGCCCAATCCATATCCGCGAGAGCTAAATAGTTGTCTCCGAATAATCCTTTTACAGGGCGTGGTGTTAAATGTGCCAGGTTAGCTAATGTAGCTGGCGCTGTTGCAAATGCCATAATTTTTGTTATTTAATGTGTTTAAATGTTTTGATTTTTAATTTTGAACCACTTCCCCCGGAATCAACAGATCTAACTGACCAACCATTCGGTGCTTTAACATCTTCGTGAACGCCTCTCGCGCCCATTTGTACGTTTTTCGAATTGGTTATACTCGTTTTCATTGCATCGGCTTTGCCTTGCTCATAAAAATGATTTGCAATTGAATCTGCATTCATAGCTGTAAATAATCCCTTATGGTAACCCGCAGCATCTGACATTGCATTATCTTTGTCTAAGAACTTCTTGACGAAATTGTTAATGTCACTTTGGGTCTCCTTAACAGAAGGAGCGTCTTTAACTTTAAAACGGAATTTTTTGTCCCCAACCTGATAATCAAAACCTTTGAAATCTTGGTTAAAAACGTTTTCTGTTTTGTTTAAAAACACCTCTGATTGCTTTTTAGCTAATTGAGTTGCTGTTTCGTTTTCTTTTGTATAGCGATTGAAAAATTCTACCGCTTTCTTTTGTTCAGGCGCTAATCTAGCACCTCCACGAATTTCTTCGTAATATTTATCTTTTAATCCAGTAAGATGTGCTTTAGCTTTTGCTAGCTCTTCTCTTCGGGCTAATTTTTTTCTTTTTATGTCACGCTCCTCGTCCATATCCTCGTCATAAAGAAATTTGTCTTCCATTAAGAATTCAATATCTTCTTTATCTAAATGAGGTTTTGTATCTGCGTAATATTCTTTAAGTAATTGTTCTGCGTCAAGATCCTCGTAATTTTGATTAAGCTTAACGTAGTCTTCAAGAGATCCGCTTGTCTCGTTCATGAAGTCCACAACCTTCTGTATATTTTCTGGTAATTCAATGCCCGCGCTGGCTTCAACTACAGCTTGTTCAACCTGCTCAGCAAGTTCTTCCACTTGTTCCACAACCTCTTCTTCTGTTATCTCTTCTAAAACAGTGTCCTCGATTGCTGTTTCTAATACAGGTTCTGCTGGCGCCTCTGCTGGTGTTTCTGCAATTAGCTGTTCTTCAACTGGTTGCTCGATAGGTGTTTCTGCCACAGGCTCAGTAAATTTGCCCATGTCCAGTTTAATTGTTCCGTCGTCTCCCATTGATGTTGGGCTTGTATCCTCAACCGTGACTTCTGTTACCGGCTGTTCTGCAATTTCTTGATTTTCTTCCATGATAAAATATTATATAATTATTGTTACTATTATTATTATTACCTAGGATCGAACCCTCCTAAGCCAAATCCTCCGTCCATTACGTCATTTCCTGCAGACTCAAAGTTTTTAGCTGGAGAATCGTTTTTTCTTTGCTCGATCATTTCACTTTGTTGAGTACCTTGTATTCTTGTGCGTTGGTCCTTGCGATCCTCCATTTCCTTTTCTTTGGCTTGATTTTTGTTTACCTCAAGACCCTTAAGCTGCATGTTATACTGGAATTCTAATCCCATTAACTCTTTCTTGGCGGCTACTTCCGTAGACATTTCTTGTTGTCTTAATTGGCCTTTGAGTTGTTCTAGTTGTGCCTTAGTTTGAAATAGAGCTTGATCTTTTTGTATTTCTGCCTGAGCAGCAACCTGTTGCGCTTGAGCATTTGCCTGGGCTTGGGCTTGTATATTAGCTTGTTGCTCTGCCTGTAACCTAGCTTGTCGTTGCTTCTGCTTAACTTTTAGCAATTGGTTTGCTAGCTTTATATTTTTAACTTCTCGTATGTCAATAGCATCAGATAAATCTATAGATCCTTGTTGTAAAGCAACCTGAACATTGTTTTCAAGCATAGCGGATTCTTCTGCGTCGGGCATTAGTTCAAGGGATATTCCAAAATCGTGCATGTATAAATCCGACATTTCCTCCAGGATACCTACATTAAATTTACCTATTTTGGTTATAAATGCTTCCTTAGCTGGATGATACTCTATTATATCCGATATTCTAAGTGACAAACATTCACAAAGCTCTCTTGTTAAATACAACCCAGAGTCAAGTATATGCCTTGTTGCAGTGTTTGAATTTGCTGCTGCTAATTTTTGTACACCTACTAATGCTCTAGAATCAGGTGTAGACCCGTCTCTTGCTTCATTTAATCCAGTTACATCTCTTATCATTTGAAGATAATAGTTGTACGTAGATATTAATGTTTGTAGCTTTTGACCACCACTACCAGTAGGTACTTCTTGTATAGGTACTTTACCAGGATTCATGTCTCCTTCTTGCGTAAATGATCTACCTATTATAGAACCTGTTTGAAAAAACATATTCAGTGCTTCCTGTGGATTGTAATTTGTGCCATTACCTAAATCAACCTCGTTGATTCCATCAGCGTCAAGATAAACACCATCAGGTATCATTCTTTGTAACACTTGTTGTAATTTCAAGTGAGTTAACTGTACCATATCAGCAAATCCTGTACACTTGCTTACTAATGATTCTATTCTACCCTTATACATTCTAGGGGCAGTAATAGCGTAATTCATTTTAACCTTAGACACATCGCTTTTGGGGCGCATCATGTTTTTCGCCATTTCCCATTTAAGCATAATATCAGTACCAACAATCATTACCCCTTCGTAAAGTACCTCAAGTGATCTTGACATTTTGCCAAATTGCTCCTCAAGCATTTCTACTGGTGGATCAAACTGATCGTCTCTTACTATTATCTTAGTTGCTCCTGTGGAAGTTTCTTTAACTTTGTATACTTCATTCATGTAAGTTTTATAATTAAAGTATAAAACCTGTATGACGTTTGAATCTCTATTGTTGTTATATTCGTTGCTGACGTTAGTATCAAAGACGCCGTAATTTTGTGTTCCTTGTTGCTGGATTCTTTCTAATTGATCCTGCGTTAAATTTGGGAATTGCTTTTTAAGCTCGTTTATTGGCACGAACTTAACTTCTCCCGCATAATATATGTCTTGAAAATAAGGGTCCTCAGTATAAGAATATACTAAATAAGCTGGATCAACGTAATCAATAGTTACTCCTTCTGATTCTGAAAAGTTATTTTTAACAGCTCCAATACCTAAAGTAGCAAGATCCAAATAAGTTCTCCTTTTTGTTAAATCATATCTGTTTTCGTCAAGTAATGTATTAAGGGCAGTTTCCTCCGCTATTTCAATACCTTGCTTGTAAGTAAGCTGCATGTGTATGTCAAGCTCTTCTTGTGAATCGGGTAATGTTTCTGGGGGGTTTTCAAAAAGATTAATACCAAAGTTTTCTTGCGCAAAATTGTTAAGCTCTTCCGTTTGCTTATCTCTTATTACGGATTCCATATAAGCAGATCTTTTACTTATACCGTACGGATCTTGTGAATAAGTAGTAATATCAAAAGACCTATCAGCAATACCGTTTACAACTATATCAACAAACTTTGATAGTATAGGAACGGGTTTCCAGTCTAAATTCAAGTAAGATAAATCCCCATTAATAGAAAGTTCGTCTTTATACTTCTGCACAGGCTGTTCACCTCTTGCATATAGCCTTAAATTATGAAAAGTATTTTGATTACTTCTATAGCGAGTTGTCCCTGTATTACTGGAAAACCATTCGTTTTGAATCGCTCTACCAACCTGTAATCCGTAACTCTCAGAAACTTTTTCTTGGTCACTTACCACCTGGCTAGGGAAAAAACTATTTACTGCATTTATCGCCATATTATCTTTTTATTATTTTTGATGCGTTACCTTCGTGGGTATATTTCGCAAATCTTAAATTAACAACTTGCTTCTGCCTAACATTACTAGGCCTATATAGATCTTTATTACAAGCCATTATGGCAAGCCCAGAGCTAATAGCTGCATCAAACTTCGTCCTATTATTTATATCAAATTTAGACCAATCGTTTAACGTCTCATTAAAATACATTGTCCCGTACTCTCCTTCGTCATTAAGCCCTACGTGTCTGTCTATATACATTTCAATAGCAGCAGCGTGTGCTTGTTTTATATCCTCACTTGAATTTGGTATTCCACCTATTTCTTTCTCAGTCACAGATAACTTGTTCCATAACTTATCTGGTCTATTCATAGAGTAACCTCTATAACCTCTTCTTTTAAAATAATACAAAAGCCTTGGCTTGTTATTTTCGCACAACAAGGGCATTCCATAAAATACACAGGCCATAAGAACATCTTCAAAAAATATTTCAGCGGTTTGAGGCCTTGCCACATACTCTAAAAAGAAAGTACTTGGTGGAGCATCTTCCATACTAAACTTGGTTAAACCGTGCAAAGCTCCCTTGGATCCTCTACCGTCGGTTGTACCTGATATATCGTAACTATCACAACCAAAAGCACCCATGTGTTCATTGCCAGGATGTTTAACGCCGTTCTTAATTACTTGTCTGTTTTGTATATTATATTCAGGTGTCCAAGAAATTAAAAATCTTCCTTGAGGGTTTGGTGTAAATATTACCTTGGTATCTTTAACACCGTTTTCCCAATGAAAACTACCTTTAGTTAATACATTACTGTTTCTTAGGTCTTCGTTGTAATCTATTTGTTCGTATATTTTTGCTAAATTAAATATACTGTTTTTTGTTTCATCTCTAAAAGCGTGTTCCTCTGTTCTAGGGAATTGTCGGTAAAACTCATTTAGAGCATCCTGGTCGCCTTTTAATCCTTCAACCTCATTATTCCAGTGCTCTATAACCCCGACGTCTATAACGTCTCCGTGCGGGTCCACAGTGCCTTCTGGTGGCGTATTAAATACAGCGTGCCCGTATTCATCTATAAAGCCTTCGTAATTCCATTCCATGGGAATAAACAAGGAATACAGTCCGGATCTAGTTTGACCGTTGGCATTTCTTTTAGTTACGTCTGAGCTATTATATAGCTTTTTAAAATTCTCTCCTCCTTTATCTAATGCGTTTGATGTTGATCCCATCATGCACTTGCCAATAATACGACTACCTAATCTTAATGTTGTCTTCGTGACCCTCCAGTTGTTGAGGATGTTGTTCGGCCTTTCCCATTTACCGCTCTCATCGTGGACGAGGAGTTTAAGTTTCTCCCCATCGTACGCATTGTCCCCGGTGTTCTTCCAGTCAATGGTGGTATCGAGGCCCGTGAGTGATTCCGTCTTGTCATTCGAATCGAGTCTGCGTCGTGTGAATTTGGATGCTGGTACTCTGTATGCGAGTTCTGTCTTGGGACGGTCCATTCCGTCTTGTATTGGTTTGAAAAAAAATGGGTAGTTAACAGATATGGGTACAACCTTATCGGTGAACATTTTCTTCGCATCGGCCCCAGATTTGGACAATATTCCAATCCGTGCATCGCTTGATATGGTTGCGAGGTTAACTGTCTCCCCTGACCCCATGAACGAAAAACCCGAACGTCTGTTCTTGAGATAACACATACCATAACATCTTCTGTCGGCTTTACAAGCTTCCCAGAATATAAAGAATAATCTGTTTGACTCTCTAAAGTCAGGTTGCCCAACGTCAATCTTGGTCCACTGCAAGTACATAAAGTGAGTACCAGTAAGGTAAGTATCCACGCCTTTATTATTGAACCAATGACCGTTTTCTCTTTTGTTGAAATTTTCATCTATATATTCCCCCCATTTTGTTTTGAATCCCTCAGGGTAATCCCTCCAATCAAAAATGCTTTTTATGCCTTTCAATTCTTTTGGGTATTCCTCTGGAGTCCATTTGTTAGTAGCTTTACTTAATTTGCCTGGAGATTTAGGCAGCGCTATCTTTAGATTTTGTATATTATAGATTTCGCCTATTTGTCCAGTCTTGCTTATAACAACAACATCATGTTCCTTGTTATAGCCATATTCCCATTTTTTACCTTTATTAAGCCGCGTAATTGTGGTGCGTCTTATAGGTTCTATTATTTGGTATAGTTCTTGGGTATACATTATTTGGATCTATTTTCAGCAAATCCACCGAAGCTAGTAGTTTCAACTTCTTGCCTAGGTTTATTCTCGAGGATTCTTTCTTCCTCTTCAATACGGTTAAGTATTTCAAATGCGTCAAATATAGCTAGCTTTTTTGTAGCTGCTGCATTCTTAAGTCTGTCTGCTGAAATGTCATCGTCTGAATCCACGATGTCTTCTTTAGCTACTTTAATGAGTTCCTCTACTGCTCTGTGCCCAGCTCGGATTATATTCCTCTTCGTTTCCTTTATGTCCATAATTGATTGTAATTGAATTGTTGGGTACTCGGTATAACCTCTGCCCGTCTATAATAAACTCGTATTCTGATGTAGGT